ATGATTTTAAAATATGACGAAAATAAAAAATCATTAGAAAGAATAGAACTGGAAGAAGGAGAAGAAATTGCAAGTGTTGTAATCAATAACTTAAATGGTTCAGCTATTACTTTAGGGCATAAACGAATTAGTATTGGTTTTTGGGTTAATGAAAACGCACTAGATACAGGAGAGTATACTCATATTACAGAAGTAGCTTTTAAAGGTGATAATCTGCCACCAAGTGATTTAGTTGGTTCTTTTATTATAACTGGAACACAAGGAGATAAACCTAAAGAATTAAGTGAAGAGCAAGTTGATATGATCGAAAAGAGTTTAAAAACTAGTAGTATGACAAGCATGGAATATTTAGAATACGTTAAAAATAGTAACTAGGAGGAATAAATTGTGTGTAAGAAAAGAATGGCTTTACATAACCATACAATGTTTTCTAACTTTAGAATTATTGACGCTATTACATCACCAAAAGAATTATTAACGACAGCAAGTAAACTTGGTTATAATGGTTTAGCTATTACTGAACATGAGAGTTTATCAAGTGCAGTACAAATGATACGAGAATTAAAATCTCTAAAGGAACAAAATATAGTAGATGAAAGTTTTAAATTAGTCTTGGGTAACGAAATATATTTAGTTGATAGCTTAGAAGAGGTTAGAGACAACTATGTCGGCGGAGGAGTAACTAAATTCCCTCATTTCATCTTAATGGCTAAGAATAGAAAAGGTTTTGAGGCATTAAGCAAGTTATCTAGTGAAGCTTGGAAGAATAGTTTCTTTACAGGTTTGATGGAGAGAACACCAACTACTAAAGAATTTTTAAGAAGTGTGGCTACAAGTGAAGAATATAAAGGAACGATCATGGCTACGACAGCTTGTATTGGTTCAAGCGTTAATATTCAATTACAGCAAATGAAAGCGGCTGAGGAAAATGGTTCTTCATCTGAAGAAATAGCTAACTGTTATAATGCAGCCAGAAAAGAATTACATTGGTGCATTGAGACATTTGGTAAAGATGATTTCTATGTAGAACTACAACCAGCCGAAAGTGAAGTACAAATTTATTGTAATAAGCATTTAGTTAACTTAGCTAATGAAACTGGTTTGAAATGTATTGTAGCTAATGACACTCATTATGCAAGACCAGAAGACAGAGATGTTCATAGAGTATTCTTAAACTCAAAAGAAGGAGACAGAGAAGTTGATGAATTTTATTACTATTGTTATATGCATAGTACTGATGAAATGAAGAAACAAATGTCTTATCTATCTGAAGAAATCGTTGAGGAAGCTATTAAGAATACTGAGAAGATTTATGACAAGGTAGAAGTATATGACATTAATCATACTTCGATTATTCCTAAGTCTACAATTCCAGAATTTGAATTATCTCACATATTTAGTAAAGCTTATGATACATATGAACATATTAAATACTTAGCAAATTCAGATAAGATAGATGATCAATACTTACTTTACTTAATCGAAAAAGGTTACTTTAAAGAGTTACATTATAAAGGTATTGGTAGAGAGGAATTCCATCAAATATTAAAACGTATTGATGATGAATTAAGTGAAATCATTGGTATTAGTCATAAATTAAACCAAACTATGAGTTCATATTATTTAACTTGTAGAGAGATTGTGAATATTATGTGGCAAGATGATGAGTGTGGTGGTAATAGTTTAGTCGGTTCCGGACGGGGCTCTGGTGCTGGTTTCTTATTAAATTACCTTTTAGGCATTACTCAAATCAACCCTTTAAAATATAATAATTTACCTCATTGGAGACATTTAACTAAAGAGCGACCAGAATTACCTAAATGATTGGGTATTAAATGTGAACGTATGACAAAACGGTGTGCTTATTTAATTATAAGTGCTAACAGTATCAGTTGAATAAGACCGTCATTCAAGCCTTACAAGGAGATAATGACATTTAAAAAGGACGAAGCCACTGACTAAGAGACTCTAAGGTCTATTTTAAAATAGATAGCTGAGAATACTGTGCCAAGCCACTTATATGTGGAAGGTGCAACGACTATCCCTATTGGGAGTACAGTAGATTTTGTCACTACTGGAAGTGCATTTACATTAAGTTAATTAATGGAGATATAGTCTAGACCGACTGTTTAAAACAGTGTTAAAGTATTACGAAAGTAACGGTATAAATGGATATAGATATAGACTGTGAAGGTTCTAAGCGTCAACGTATTATCAGTGCATTAAAGAAACATTATGGTGAAGATAGAGTATTAAATGTATGTACATATGGAACTGAAGGTGCTAAATCTGCAATTAAAATGGCAGCTCGTGGTTTAAATATCCCAGATACAGAAGCACAATATTTAGGTTCATTTATTAAAGTTGAACGTGGTCAACAATGGAGTATTAAAGATACACTCTATGGAAACCTAGATAAAGATAGAAAACCAGATACTCAATTCAAAAATGAAATGGAGAAATATCCTAGATTACTTGAAACTGCTATGAAACTAGAAGGTTTAGTAACTAGAAGAGGTATACACGCTGGTGGTGTAATTATCTTTAATGATGAAGCTTATAAGAATAATGCGATCATGACTGCTTCTGGTGGAGATGTTCATGTAACTCAATATAATTTATCTGACTCAGAATACATGGGCGGAGTAAAATTCGATTTATTAAGTGTAGAGAACTTAGATAGAATTAGAGCAACATTAGAATTATTATCTAAAGATGGACTAATTGATAATACAAAATCACTTAGAGAAAACTTTAGTGATTTGCTGCACCCTAAGAATTTAGATTTAGAGAGTAATGAATACTTTGAGTTAGCCTCAACTGGAGAAATTAACGATTTATTCCAATTCCAAACTGAGATTGGACAAACAACTTTGAAGAGGGTACAACCAGAAACATTTGAACAATTCTGTGCAGCAAACTCGTTAATGAGATTACAGTCTGATGGAGAAGAACAACCTATTGATAAATACATTCGTCATAAGAATGATATTAACGAATGGTACAAAGAAATGCGTGAATTTGGTTTAAATGAAGAAGAAATTAAGATTATGGAAGAGCATTTATTACATGATAAAGGCTTAAACATTACTCAAGAAAACTCAATGGGGCTATCTGCGGACAATAGGATATCTAACTTCACTATTTTAGAGCAAAATAAGCTCAGAAAGGCCATTGCTAAGCCTAAAGGTTCGGCTTTAGACCAAATAAAATCTCTGTTTTATTCTAAGGGTAAAGAGTGTGGAGCAAGAGAAGTATTCTTAGATTATGTATGGAATGTCCAGTTCGCAATGCAATTCTCATATAGTTTCAGTTTATTACATACAACTGCTTATTCAGTTATTGGTATTCAAAACTTAGAATTGAATAGAAGGTTCCCACGAATTTACTGGCAAACTGCATGCTTAAATGTAGATAGTGACTCAATATCAACTGATAGTAAAGATATTGATTACGAAAAGATTGCTAATGGTATTGGTAAGATGAAAGAGAATGGCGTAACAGTCAAGTTGCCTTCTATTAATAAATCTACATTAGAATTTAGTCCAGATGTGGAACATAATGCTATTGTCTATGGTTTAAAACCAGTTAAGAATATCAATAATGAAATAGTGGATCATATCATTGCAAATCGTCCATATCATTCACTAGATGATGTGTTAACTAAGTTATACGATACCAAATTAATTACTAACAAACATTTAATTTCTATTGTTAAATCTGGTATGTTAGATGAATTTGGTGAACGTAAAAAGATTATGATGGACGTGGTTAAATACATAACAGACTTGAAGACTAACTTAACTTTAGCAAATATTAAATTGTTACTTGAAGCAGATATTCTTAGTGAGCGACCTGAATATGAATTAGTCTTATTAAGAGAAAACATCAAGAATAAAGTGTTAAGAAAAGTTCAAACAGGTAAGAGTAAAACTAAACACAAAATCTTTAAAGTAGAAGATACTGAACTTTATGATCGTTTAATTGGTAATGAAGCTATTGTTAATGTAGTAGGAAGCCATTATGAAGTAGACGAAAAAGAATTCAAAAAAATCTTCGATAAGAAAACTAAAGATTTAAAAGAATGGTTGAAGACAGATAAGCCTATTGAATTAGCAAATAGATATGTATTAAACGAAGCTTGGAAAAAACATGCATTAGGTAATTATTCATCTTGGGAAATGGAGACATTATCGTTCTATTACCATAAACATGAGTTATACAATGTAAACAAAGAGACTTATGATATTACTGATTTTAAAGAATTACCAGTTGATCCAGTAGTAACAGATGTATTTAAATTTAAGGGTAGAGAAATGCCTAAGTATGAAATTGTTAATATTGCTGGTACAGTTATTGCAAAAAACGCACCTAAGAAGTCAGTAACTATTCTTGCTACTGATGGCTCAGTTGTAACAATTAAATATCATGGAAACTTCTCTTACTATGACAAGACTAGCAAGCTCAATGGAAGCGTAGTAGAAGAGTCATGGTTTAAGAAGGGGAATAAATTAATATTTAGTGGCTTCAGACGTGGAGGACAATTTGTATCTAAGAAGTATAAAGACACATCGACTTCATCTTCAACTAAGCTGATCGAAAGCATTTCTAAAGATGGTGTACTTAGATATAAATTAGAGAGAGATTATTTATAAATTAGAGGAAATAAAATTTAAAAAAAGTTAAAAATCTTATTGACGAGTAAGATATGCACATGGTATATTTTACTCAGCAATAAGAAATAAAATATAAAAAGGAGATAAAAGTATGAGAGGGGTAAACATAATGCTACGTTTGGAAAAAGATTTGGAGAACTTACAAAAGGAGTTAAAAGTATGTAGTAAAGAAATTTCCAAAGCTGATAAACAAGTGAGTGGAATACTTCACGACATTGAAACTAGAAACATGAATGCTTATCAAGGTTATTACCTAAGCAAAGAATTACAAAAAGTTTTAGAAGCGAGACGTTGTTGGAAGGATCGTAGACACGAATACCTAGAAGCCTTTGCTGAACTTGGAGGAGAAGAAAAACTTAAAGCATTAAGAAGAAAGAGAGAAAAGAGAGTAAAACGTTATTTAAAAGGGAATGGCTGGAAAAATAATTTCTCTAAAGAAGCGTTAGCAATCTTAGAAGGATCAGCAGTTTAAAAAAATCTGAATTTTTAAGAAATAAAATATATAAAAACATTTAAAAATACATAAAAATGTGATATACTTAATTTAACACCTAAAGACTTAACAAAGATTGATTACTTATATAATTGATATTTGAAAGGGGATAGGAAAATGAAAGTATTAAACATTGATAAACATAATGAAATATTAGCACTTAAAGAAGAAATTGAAATGATCGAAGACTATGGAGTAAACAACATGAACATAGAGGAACTTCAATATCTTAAAAGAATGAGTAAAGAGTGTCATACATATATGAATTGCGTTATCACAATTATTAATAACTTACAACTCAGAGATGAATGCAACAACACTGGAAAAAGTAAAGAGTTAAAATACTACGAGGAAAAATTAGAGCTGTTTAAAGAATACTTACCTCAATATGATGAGTATAAAAATCAGCTTGAGGAAGTATTAGCAGCATAGGAGGATAATATGCAAGAGCTATACGAAATCTTACAAGAAATCAAAAACACTAACAGTAAAACTAGTAAGGAAAATATCCTTAGAAAACACAAGGATAATGAATTATTAACTGAGACACTAAAATTCTTGTTTGATGATTTGATCGTAACTGGTATCTCAAGTAAGAAAATTGCTAAACCAATTAACCCAATGACGATTAATAATATTGATTTAATGAAGCTATTTGAATATCTAAGAAGTAATAATTCTGGTAAGGATAAAGATATAGCATATGCTAAAGGTATGATTAATAACGCTAGAAAAGTATTTGGTACTGATGTTGCCGATATGGTTAAAGGTATTATTATCAAAGATTATCCGATTGGTATTTCAAAAGTAACAATTAATAAAGTATTCGGTAAAGGTTTTATCTTTAAATTTGATGTAAGAAAGGGAAGCAAGTTTGAAGGAAAACTTAAACCAAACGTACAGTATGCACAATCAACTAAACTTGATGGTGTACGATCAGTAGTATTAGTTAATGATAAAGGCGTTCAAATCTTTGGACGTAGTGGGAAAACGATTGATGATTTGAAAGAAATTGAAGCGTTATTTAACAAGTATTATGAGCAGACAAATACACCTATGATGTTTGACGGTGAATTACTTGCGATTGATGAAACTGAAAGTATTCCTAATGATGAATTATTCAGAATTACTTCAAAAATCTTGAGAGTTAAAGGTGACAAGTCAGACATTAAATTTGTGATGTTTGATAATATGCCTTTAGAAGAGTTTTATGAAGGTAAATCAAAACTTAAATTCAAAGAGCGTAGAGATAATTTATTAGCGTTCTATGAACAATTAAAAGTTATTGATCCAAAAGTTATTGATATTGTACCTATTCATTATATCGGTAATGACATGGCTGAAATTCAATCTGTACAAAAGAAATTGGAAGACAGTGGCTTTGAAGGATCAATGTTAGATGAAATTGACGCTTATTATGAAGCAAAAAGAACTAAATCTTTATTAAAGTTTAAGACTTTCCATACCGTTGATTTACGTTGCTTACGTGTAGAAGAACATGTTCGAGGTAATAAGGTAGGAAACATTGTAGTAGACTATAAAGGTTATGAGTTAGGTGTAGGTTCAGGTTTCTCAGATAAAGATAGAAAGTTATTCTGGGAACAAAAAGACTTAATTGAAGGTAAAATCGTTGAAATCAGCTATTTTGAAGAAAGTAAGAATGATAAAGGTGGGGAAAGCTTGAGGTTCCCTGTATTCAAAATGGTAAGAAACGATAAAGATGAAGTAAGCTTAAATTAATTAATAAAAAATAAAATATAGTATTGTAATCTATAAGAACATCACTTATAATTAAGACATAAATTATATAAGAGAGTGTGAAGAGCATGAATACAACAACTAATAACAAAAAGAAACTGATTACAGTATCTTCAATAGTTATTGCAATATCGCTTTTAATTATCATATTAATTGCAGTGATTAAACCTTTTAGTGATGAAAGTAAATACATAGTGAATTCTTGGGAAACTGACACTGAAGAATATATTACTTTCGATAAAGACGGAGAAGTTGATAGTGAAAATACAGATGGCACTGATATTAAGTATGGTACATACGAAATCGAAAGATATGGTAAAACAGATGAATACTTCTTGGTTGTGAATATGGAAGACGAGCCAGAAGCAACATTCAATGTGAAGTTTAGTGATGATCACAAAACAATGTATCTTACAACTGAGGACAAACAAGTAATCACTTGTGAGAGATAATAGGAGAAAATTTAATTTTCTCTTCAACAAGAAATAATATATAAAAATAGGGAGTTTGTTAGTAACGTTGGCTTCATTTGATAAGCTCCCTAAATAATTAAATAAGGAGACAGATATGAGTTACGAACAAATGAAATATGAAAAATATTTAAAGCATCGTGAACAAATCGCAACAATGTTAACAACGTTTTATGACAAAGCTGAAGAAGCACTACAATCTGGAGAAGGAATGGAAGAAGCACTAGAATTCATTGGCATTAAGTCGGATGAAATGCTTCAAAAAATTTAGGAGAGAGAAAATGAGTAAATTATATAAAGTAGCATATAACCAATTATACATAGCGAAAGCAAACAAAACACATGATGTAGATTTCAAATTCACGAAAGATGAAAACGAATATACACATATGATTATTAATACATATATTGATGGAACTGAACATACAAAAGATATTGTCATTACTAGAGAGCCTGTTCTAGATGACTTTGACTTAGAAGGAATTAACGAAATCTTAAAGACAAATAACATTAAGATTAAACGCTTGGAGGAGAAAGTAATTGAATAAAGAAAAAGATAGTTATGTAGTTGAATTGATCAGCTTTAAAATTTATATCTCAAAGGCTGACAATAACATCGAAGACATTGTTTATACAGAAAATAATACCTCATTAACTAAAAGAGAGTGGGATAAAGAAACTACTTCAAAACTTATCTTTGAATTAATCTCTTCAAGAATTTCATCAGAGCAAATCATTACTGACATGACACAAGAGATTGCAGACTTAGATGAGCAAATTAAAGAATTAAAAGGAGAGAATGACAAAGATGTTACCGAACCTAAATAAGCAAGGTATTAAAGAATTTGTTGTTGAAACAAATCAAATGGGAAGGCTTTTAGCGAGATTGCCAGAGCACTACTGGAACCAATCAAACAAAAAACTTCTCGCTGAAACAATTAAGAAGTTAGATAATATCACAGTAGATGATATAGATATTGAAGAAGTTGTACAATATCCAGATGTAGAGAAAAATGTTTACACTATTTGTATTCATGACTTCCTAAGATACGCTTTAATAGAAAGTTCAACTGGAGATATTACTTTTGAGCAGCTCGATTTCAAGAAAAAATAATATATAAAAAGGGGTAATTAATATGAAGGTTAAATACAATAGACCATTAAATTTACAAGATATTATTGATCAATTAAAAATTATGCAAGCTATTGGCAAGATAGACACTATTAGCGAACTGATTGAAGATATTGAATGGCTTAAAAAAGAAGATGTTGGTACATATCAAGACAAGTATCATGCTTTATCAGTAGATTATGGATATCTTCGAATGGAGAATAAAGAACTTAAAGAACAAATTGAATTCTTAGAGAGTGAAAGTGATGAAGACTAATGGAAATCTTAACGCAAGAAATTTACGACATTAGTTATTATGGAACACCACTTTATCAGGATCAAAAGATATACATACTTAATGGAGATTTATTCGCTGATAGAAAGGAACTTATCAGATACATATATGAAAGTAGTATTGGTTACATACTAGGTGGAAACAATCAAAAAGCTATTAAAAAGGAGAGAACTTATGGAGAAAGTAATTTATCTAGCTGGCCATATTCTTAATGAAGCAATGGTTGATTATAGAGAAAAACAACATAACCAAGTTGAAGCAATTGAGGGAGTAAAACCTTATAGCCCTCACCAAGACAAATCTATTAATGATAAGTCTAATGCAGTTCAAGAAGGTTTGGCCGAGAGAATTTTAAAGAATGATTTTACCGCAATGGAAAAATCAGATATCTATGTTCTTGATGTTTTAAATGAAGGTTTAGGAACAATTTCTGAGCTTGGAATTATTATTGGAATGAAGAAACAAGCTCAAAAAACAATTGATAGATTGAGTGTCTTATCTGAAGAAATAAAACATGATGAATATGGAGACAAAACAGAAGCTTATGATTTAATTCAAGACGAAATCTCCAAGCAAGAAAAAATATTAAATAAACCTGTTCTATGTTACTGTTCGGACATTAGACAAGGACACGGGAAACCTTATACTGATCCAGACCGTGCTGAATTTTCAACTAACCAGTTCGTATATGGAATGGTATTGGAAGCTACTAATGGTGAAGGTTTTATTACTTGGGATCAAGTTTTACATAGATTAGATTTGTTTGGAAGTGGCCTAATTGTTTGATAACCCAGAGGACTTTGACTGGAGTAGGCTACACTGGCGGGCAGACTGGAATGGAGAAGACTTAGGTTTTCCAGATAGAAATGTTGTAGGACACTATACATATCATGATTTAAATTTGTACATTGACACAGAAAACTTAGAAATATTACAAGCTTGGTTCGGAGATGAGGAAGATGAATTATAACCCTTTTCAGTGGACATTTAAATCAGAGCAAACGACTAATGAATTTAATGAACACGTAGAAAAATCTGTACCATTCTATAAAGAGATACATAAGATTGTTAAAATTATCGGTGGTTTCTTCGTTGAGGATGACACAAATGTCTATGATATAGGATCGTCAACCGGTAATTTATTAAAAGGCATGAGCAATATACTAAAACGTAATGCTAATTATATTGGAATTGATAATTCTATTTATATGAACCAAGTAGCTATGAATGACGCTGATAATGACAATATCAAAATATTATCTGAAGACGTGCAAGATTTTAAATTCACAAATGCTTCATATATTACTTCTATTTTAACTTTGCAATTTATAAATATTGAGGATAGAGAAAAGATACTAAAAAATGTTTATCAAGGTTTGAATAAAGGTGGAGCATTTATCCTTGTTGAGAAAGTAAATGGAGAATTTGTACAATCACATGAAATCATGAACCAAATATATCATGATTTTAAACTTGAGAATGGTTTGACTTATGAAGAAGTGATCAAGAAATCTCAATCAATTAGAGGAGTATTAAAGCCTTTAACCTTAGAACAAAATAAAAGAATGCTTGAAGAAGCTGGTTTTAAGGATATAGATACTTGGTTTAAATGGAACAACTTTGTAGGAATAATTGCAGTTAAGTAGGAGGGATAACATACTTGATTAAAGTATTAGAACTTTTTAGTGGAGTAGGCAGCTTCTCAATATCCCTAAACACTTTAGGAATTGAGCATGAAATTGTTGGTTTTAGTGAAACAAGAAAAACTGCTACTCAACTATTTTGTAAATTACATAATAAAAAAGAAAGTGAAAATCTTGGAGATGTTAGAAACGTCTCAGCAAAAGATTTAGATGTAGACTTACTAGTATTCGGTAGTCCATGTCAAAGCTTCACAAGGGCTGGTAAGCAAGGTGGAGGACTTAAAGGTTCAGATACTCGATCAGCTCTGATGTGGGAAGCAGTCAGGATAATGGAAGAATGTAAGCCTAAGTGGATAGTTTGGGAAAATGTTCCAGACGCAATAAGTAGAAAAAACATGCCTAACTTCCAAAATTATATGGATGAGCTTGATAGCTTAAATTACAATACATATTATAAAGTTCTAAATGCACATGAATTAGGTTCAGCTCAAAAGAGAAAACGTTTATTTTCAATATCTATTAGAAAAGATATAGACAATGGTAAATTTGAGTTTCTTGATTTAACAAGGGAACCTAAACATTTAGAAACATACTTAGAAAATAATGATCAACCAGATATCGCAAACGAACATATACATAGTCATCTTATACTTGGTAAAGATGAGAACGATTATAAAATTAAAAATGGTACTAAGAAAGGATATTTATACGCAAATAATGGAGACGGAATTGACTTAGCTTATGTTACTTCTAAAGCTAGAAGAGGACGAGTACAGGTTAAAGCTTGTCAAACAATCATGCGTGGTAAGACTTTAGGAACAATAAATGATGGTGTATTAAGGTTCTATTCTCCTAGAGAATATTGGAGATTACAAGAAATGCCAGATGAATTATATAAACATGTCGAGGCATGTAACTTCAAACCTAGTACAGCTTATGATGTTGTAGGTGGAGTGATCAATCAGTTACATCTTAAAACAGTGTTCTTATCGTTGAAAAAAGCATTTAATTGGTAAAGAAATAAAATATAATAATGAGAGGCAGACAAATGAAGAATTTGGAACTATTTTATGAAGCAGTAGAAAAATTAATGACAGAATACAAAAATGATTATCCTATCAATGAGAAATGGAATTTATCACGAGTACATATTAATGAATATAAAAGTAAAGTTACTTTAGATTTCACAACCAAATGTGAGTTGCCAGTAAGTATTGTTATGACAAATGGTATTGTATCTAAATTAATGAAGAAGAATATCAACTTTAATACATATTATCTTGATGAAATCAAAAAGCAATTAGAAGAGCGTAATAATGAAATGGATCATATTCAAGAAGATAAACGAAGAAGAACCAATCAAATAGATGTGTTTATTAAGAAATTCTTGAAAGGAAATTAGCAATGGATAAAGAACAATTAGTAAGATTAAAATACAAGAAAAATAGCCACATGACAGCAGTACAAACCAACAACAATAAAGTTATTCAACTAGTACCAAACCCAGCATTCGAAGTTATGTACAATCATATTCAAGAGAACGCAAAAGTATTTACAGGTTATAACGGAACAATTTTATATAGATAGGAGAGAATTAATTTTGAAAAGACTTTGTTTAACAATCATAGGTTCAATATTCTTTGGAGCTATATTCTTTACTTTAACATTTGGTTTCTTTGAAATCTTTATGTTGATAAGAACAAATTTAGTAGAGACTGCTATCTCTCAAAAAGAAGTAATTTATCAATCAATAATTGGATATAGTGTCTTAACTACGTTGCTATTAAGTAACAAAGTAGCGAAACAAACGTTAGAGGAGCATGGACAATAATGGCAGCTTTACTTTTAACCCTTAATTTACTAGTAGTTTTGATATTTGTGACTGCGTATTATAATCAATTAAAATCAATATTTTATTCCAAAAATATTACAGGAATATCATCTATGTTTTGGTACTTAGTAAGCTTTTCAACTTTGTTTAGCTTATTAAATGTACTGCGAACTGGTAATGCTGAATGGTATATCTATTTAGGACAGTTTATTAATGCTGGTGTAGCACTTATTATTGTAATTTGTCTCAATTTTAAGAGAATGGAAAAACCAATTGCGATCCTATTCTCATTACTATACATACTATTAGCACTTGTAATCTTTAGCCATCTATCATTAGAAGTAAGTCAAACAGTGGCAACAGTTTCAATTGTGTTAGCCTACATTGATCAAATCATTCACTTTATTAGGAAGAAAACAAGTGAAGGAGCTAACCCGTTATTGTACTTATTCTTTGCAATAGGTTTATCATTGCTAGTAACTATCTTTAGTTTAACAGGTGTTTCTATACATATTATTATTACAGAAGTTGCTAATATTTGTTTATTACTTACATGTTTTGTATTAGCAAAAGTTTACTCAAAAATAAGAAATAAAATATAAAAATCAGTTGACATTGATTAAGCGAGAAGGTATTATTATGAAGTAGGTTAATTGAGCGTAAATTTTATGTAAATTTTATGTAAATTAATCTACAACTCCTTACTCAATGTTTAATAAGGAGAGAACAAAATGGAAGATATGAAGTTATACGATTACGCTGATCAATACCAAAACTTGATCAACTTTATGGAAGAAAATGACTATTCTTTTGAGGAAATGAAAGACACGTTAGAGTCTATTCAAGAAAGTGCAGAAGGTAAAGTCATCAACATCGGTAAAGTAATTCAAAAGTATCAAGATGATATAAAAGTCATTAGTGAGCGTAAGAAGGCACTTGATGAACTCAAGAAGAAAGCTGAACGAAATATTGATAACTTAAAACAATATGGCTTAGTTCAAATGTCACGCTTAGATATGAAGAAAGTTGCTTCACCAACATTAACTGTTTCAATTAGAAATAGTAAAGTTATGAACATCAAAGATGAAAGCAAATTACCTCAAGAATATATCACTGAAAAAGTTGAGAAGAAAGTTGATAAAGTAGCATTCAAGAAATACTACAATAGTTTACCAACTGAAGAACAGGAAGCTATTGATTATGCTGAAATTGAAGTAAAACAGAATATCTTAATTAAATAGGAGGAAGCTAAATGCCAGTTTATACAAATGAAGGTTTAAGATTTGATAACGAGCAAGAGGCAATTGATTGGTTTAAAACCACATTGAATACTGAGACTCCAATTGGGGAATTGTATGAGAAATTACACGCAGTTAAAGAGTGGGAAGAAGGAGAGTTTGACCTTCAAGCAACAGGTTTAAATGATAAGGAAGTTCATATTCAATTAGATAGTCCAAGTCATGAAGGCAAAGTGTTCCGAAGAGTTCAATATAACTCATATGGTAATAATGAGCCATTAGAATTTGAAACATTAAAAGAATTAATTGATAATATGATCAAGTCAGTTAATGTAGCTTCAATCATTGCTTTTGATAAAGTAATTGAAATCTTAGAAGCAATTAAAGAAGGAAATGAAAAATATATTTCTGATCGAGTTACTAGTAGTGAAAATTTAGTGCTAACTGTACAAGCTGAACGAAATATGTACGATGGAGCAGTAGTTATTGCTATAACTGATGAAAATACTAAGGAACAGTATCAAGACTCAATTCCAAGTGATGAAGAAGGACGCATAGATATTGAGTTAGTTGAAAAAGCAGTGGAAAGTATTTTTATGAAACAAATGAGTGGTAAATTCAATGGTGAAGAAGTAACCGTTGATGGATATAAATTACAATTCTTATTAAACTATGCACATGAGAACGAAAAAGAAGTTGAAGTTAAAATAATTTGATACTGTGAGGAATATTTAATGAACGCATTAGAAGCAGCATACAAAAACGCAACATTCGATTATTTGGAAGACAATGATACATATGACAATACGCAAGACTTCAATGAAGCTATACATACAACAGAAGATTTCTTAGAAAATCTAGATTACAATTTTTATGATAAGAAATAAAATATAATAAAAGGAAGATGAATAGTGCAGTGGATAAAAGAGAAAACATTTCAGTACCTAGTAAACTATCACTTGCTTATTATTCTCGCACAAGACAAACGGAACGATTTATGGAGAAAGTTCTGGAGCAAATTCAAATAGATGTGCATAGAATAAAAGATGAACCATTAGAAATAAATAATTCATATGTGTTAATTACACCAACATATGACTTTGGAGAGGTTCCAGCACCAGTAGAAACTTTTCTAGAAAATGAAACAAACCAAAATAATTTGATTGCAGTTATGTCGTCTGGCAATCGTAATTGGGGAACTAATTTTGCAATAGCTGGAGATACGATTTCGAAACGATTTAACGTAGAGTTGATCGGAAAGTATGAACTAGCTGGAAATATGGTCGATGTAAATAAGTTAGTCGATTATATTAAAGGAAGGGTGATGTAATGGGACATAAGAAAACAATTAATGATATGTTCGATAAACAATTTGGAATAGTCTTTGATATGCAAGATGATATTATTAAAGACAATTTAAGGAAAAGAAATAGACATCAAGATTTACAGGCAGCTACTCAGACGCTTTACTTCTTATATAGTATGAAACTATTGGATCAAAGTAATTCATATGAAGTAATCACGCCTACAAGTACAACTACTAAGACAGTAGATAGAGATTACACTGACGGTAACGTTGGTTTATTAGAACGTGATGAAGAGCCTGGTGTAAATCAACAAGTATCTGATTATCTAGATGGTTTAGCTGAGAAGAGAGATATTGATCAACTTTTAGATAAGATGAACGAAAATAGAAGAAAGTTTATTGAAGATATTAAACGAATTAGATTAATGTCTGAAGCAGAATTTGAAGATTATTTAAGAAATGAAATATAAAAATATTAGGAGGTAATTGATTTGAGTAAATGGATCGAAAAAAACAATGAAATTATGAGAAGAGATGAGTTAGGGCAACTTAGCTTATCGAAAGACAAAGAAGCAATTGAGTTATATTTAGAACACATTAAGAGTAAAACAAAACAATTCTCAAATCAGATTGCAAGATTACGTTACTTAGTAGAAGAAGATTACTACATTGATGTATTTAAAGATTATAGTGAAGAAACATTATTAGAACTTTTAGACTATGCTTATTCATTCGGCTTTGAATTCCAAAGCTTCATGGCAGCAAGCAAATTCTATGATACATACGCATTAAAAACTAGAGATAAGTCACAATGGCTTGAAGACTTTGAACAACATAACGTAATCGTTTCTCTATATTTAGCTGGTGGAGATGTTGACTTAGCTAAGAGATACATTAAAGCACATACACTTCAAACAGTACAAACAGCAACTCCAACATACTTAAATGCTGGTCGTAAACATCGTGGAGAATTAGCTTCTTGTTACTTATTCACAATGGATGACACATTAAACTCTATCAACTTCATTAGAAGTCAAGTATCACAAGCTAGTAAGATTGCTGGTGGTGTAGCAGTTAACCTAACACGATTAAGAGGTCGTGGTGCTACATTAAAAGGTGTTAAGAATGTAGGAAAAGGTATTGTACCAGTTGCTAAATTAATTGAAGGTGAAGTTAGTTATGCTGATCAATTAGGACAACGTGCTGGAGCTGGAGCTGCTTACTTAAACATTTTCCACTCAGACGTAATTGAGTTATTAAACACTAAGAAAGTTAATGCAGATGAAGATACACGTTTAGCTACACTTTCAATCGGTTTAATTGTTCCTTCATTATTCTTTGATTTAGCAAAGGAAGACAAAGACTTATATATGTTTGAACCATACTCAATTCAAGAAGAGTTCGGTAAAGATGTAATCTTAGATGATATTAATATCAATGATTGGTATGACAAGTTCGTTGAGAATGAGAATGTTATCAAACACAAAATTAATGCCAGAGAAATGTTAAATCTGATCGCTCAAATTCAATTACAATCTGGTTATCCTTATATCATGTATAAAGATAACGCAAACAAAAACCATGCTTTAAATGAGCTTGGAGAAATCAAAATGTCTAACTTATGTGTTACTGGAGACACTGAGTTATTAACTGAAAAAGGTTATGTGAAAGCCAAAGACTTGTATGAAAGTCAAGAAGATTTGAAAGTAGTAATTGATAATAGAACTAAGAATTATGATATTAACAATAAAGGTACTGATATCGTAAATGCTATTCCAATGCAACTTACAGCTAAACAAGCTGAAATTTATGAAATTACTACTAAACAAGGGTTTAAAATTAAATCTACCGAATGGCACAAATATTATAGAAAAATAAACGACTCAATTGAAAAAGTTCAGTTAAATCAATTAGAGGTAGGAGATAAGCTATTAGTTCAATCTGGTAATGGAAGTTATGGAGATTTTCATGATCCAAAATTAGCATTCTTGATGGGGCTTATCGCTGGAGATGGGACATTTGGAAGAGACGGTTCAGTTAAAATTTATCTATATCACGAGAAGCAATATCTTAAAGAAACTATTGAAGAATTAGTAGCTTATATTATAGATAAATATAGAAATAAAAATGAGTTTTTACATCATAGTGCAAACTTACATCCTAAATTTGTTGAAAATAAAGAACTACAAAAATTAACAATTAGCAGTGTTGAGCTATACAAAATATTATCTAGATTTGGATTTAACAGAGAGACTAAATTGCGATTTCCAAACTTATTAAAAAATGCTACAAAAAATACAATAACTGCTTATTTATCTGGCTTATATCAAATGGATGCTTGCGTAAATACAAATGAAAAATATAAAGCAATGAGCATCGAATTGACAACAATCAGTGAAGAATTAGCAAGAGATATTCAAATGCAACTGTTAAATCTCGGTGTGTATTCATCAATATATCAAAGTGAGAGAGAGATAAGCTTATTACCAGATGGTAATGGCGGCATGAAAGAGTACAAAGTTCAAAATACATATAAAATTAGCATTCAAGACAGAAGCTCAAGAGATTTGTTTATGAAAGAAGTAGCTTTGAAACCTAAAGATATACATAAAGCAATGATTTTTAACTTAACATTGCGACCAAATAGTAGAAAACCGAAACATGATTTTACTGCCGAAATTACTGAAATTAAATATATTGGTAAAGAAGATGTTTATGATACCACACAAGAAGATTATCACTCATTAATCTTCAATGGAATTGTGACAGGAAATTGTACTGAGATCTTCCAATACATGCATGTTTCAGATATTAAAGATTACAACGAACAAGATGAATTAGGTCAAGATATTATCTGCAACTTAGCTTCTCTTAATATGGTTAAATCAATCGAAGAGAAAGAAATTGAAGAGTCAATTCGTACTGGAATGAGAGCTTTAACGTTTGTAGCTAACAATTCACGTATCGAACACTTACCAACAGTTCATAAAGCAAATAAAAACAATAGAGCAGTTGGTTTAGGTGTAATGTCATTCCATAGTATGTGTGCTAAAAACAAAATTAGATATGGTTCAGAAGAGTCACTTGATTTACTTAATGTTTACTGCATGATGATGGACTACTATTCATTAGATGAGTCAATGAAGATTGCAGTTGAAAGAAATGACAAATTCTATGGTTTTGATCAAACAGATTATAAAGCTAAAGATGATAAAGAGTTTGGAGAATACTTCTATAAAAACAATCGTGTAACTAAGAATGTAGAACCAATTACTCCAAAAATTAAAGAAATCTTTAAAGGTATTTACATTCCTACTAAAGAAGACTGGCAACGTTTAGCTAGAGAAGTTGATAAGAATGGTTTATATAACTCATACAGATTGTCCATTGCACCTTATTGATTAGGGCGGTAATAAATAAATATTATTGATAAATCTCTTGAATTGCGAAGAAACCCTTAGAGCTTTAAGTACCAAAGTGTAATAATCTTAAAGATTGGGTAATACGCAGCTAAACCTTTTAAGTGTATGAAATACTTAAAAGGAGAGTTCAACGACTATTCCGTTGCGGGAAGTACACTCAAGTGAGTGGAAGCGGGAGATGGCTTACTTCAAAGTAAGTTGTGATATAGTCTGCTCTTATATGAAAATATAAGCTGTCAAAAATTGACGGGTTAAGATTAACGACCTTAACTGAACATAAAGGACACAATCAATAAGTTACATCACAAACTGTTCATCAGCATTAACACCAGTTGTAGATGTTGTAGAGAAACGTAAATATGGTAACTCAGAAACTTATTATCCAATGCCTTACTTATCACCAGAAACAATGTGGTTCTATTCACCAACTGCATTTGATATTCCTCAAGAACATATCATCAATGTAGCGGCAGTAGCTCAGAAGTGGATAGATCAAGGTGTATCAACAATCTTATTTGTTAACAGTGAGATTGAAACAAACAAACTAGCAAGATTATATGCATATGCACATGATAGAGGACTTAAATCACTCTATTACACAAGAAACAAACTTATCAGTATCGCTGAATGTACAAGTTGTGCAGTTTAATACATATTAAAAACAAAACTACCTAATAAGGAGATATACATATAATGACAAGAGAAATTAAAGCAAGAGCAACAAACTGGGACAAAGATAATTCAATAGCGTTAACCTATTGGAAACAAAATGTAAAACAAATGTGGACTGAAGAGGAATTTAAACCTTCTAAAGATTTAAGTGTTTGGAAGACATTATCTGCGGATGAACAAGAAACTTATGTTAAAGCACTATCAGGTTTAACAGGTTTAGATACAACACAGGGAACTGAAGGAATGCCTTTATTGGCTTTCCACTATCCCGAAGAGATTTGGAGAGGAGTATTTGCATTTATGTCTATGATGGAGAATATTCATCATAAGTCGTATTCACATATCTTTACTTCACTACTTGAGAGAAAAGATACGCATTACTACTTAAAAGAGTGGGTACCAGCAAATAAATATCTAAATAAAAAGACAAAATTGATTACAACTAACTATTATAAATTACTTAAACCAAACCCTACTGATCGTGAAATTTATGTAGCAATGGCTTCATCAATCTTCTTAGAGTCATTCTTATTCTTCTCTGGTTTCTACTATCCATTATATTTAGCTGGACAAGGTAAAATGGTTCACAGTGGAGAAATCATTCGTAAGATTATCTTAGATGAAACTATTCATGGTAGTGGTACAGGATATGCAGCTCAAGTTATCTTTGAAAAGTTCAGTAAAGAAGAACAAGAAGATATTCGTAAAGAGTTAATGGAATTATTTGATCAACTTTACTTCAATGAGGTTGAATATGCAGCTTCATTATACGATAAGTTAGGTTTAACTGAAGACGTTATTCGTTACATTCAATATAACGGTAATCGTGCTTTAATGAACTTAGGCTGGGAGACAGTATTTAACCCAGAGCCATTTAACCCTATTGTAGAAAATGGTTTGAGAACAGATACAACTAACCATGACTTCTTCTCAGTTAAAGGTGATGGTTATACATTAGCATTAAATCAAGTACCTTTACGTGATAAAGACTTTGATTTCAACAACGTTATTTCATACGAGTTATCTAACAAATTCTTACAATAAGGTAATTAATAGGAGAGGAATAAAACCATGATTTTATTACAACCAACTAACAACAATACTATTAATATTGCCCTAACAGGTAAAATGCGTTCGGGCAAAGATACAGTAGCAAAACAATTAATAAAAGCTTTTGAAGACGATAGTGATACAAGAGTAGTAATGTTTGGTTTTGGAGACGCATTAAAGGAATATGCACAAGAATTATTCCCTAATAAATTTACTGATGGTCAAAAGCCTAGACATTTATATCAATGGTTTGGACAAACTATGAGAACTCAAGATGAGGACATCTGGGTAAGAATGGCAGCAGATAATATTAACCGTAGTAAAAGCTTTAGTTCTCTATTTAAGAATGCGATCAATGTTATCACAGATTTAAGACAACCTAATGAATATCAATTCTGTAAGGATAATAACTTTATCATTGTTAAGGTTGAATGTGATGACGCAGTAAGACTTCAAAGAATGGAAGCAATTAATGATGAATTTGATATTACAGATTTAACTCATGAAACTGAAGGCTATATAGATACATTTGAAGCAGATTACACTATTACTACTACTCATACTAATGAAGACGAGTGTATGGAACGTGTGAAAGCTTTAAAAGAATTTATCTTAAAGAAATAAATTATAATAATAAACTAATATATTAAAGGAGATTTCTATTATGAACGAAACAAAATACTTATTATTTGGATCACCAACTTGTATGCCATGTAAAAACTTAAAAGGAATTTTACCAGTAATGAACTTTGAGTTTGAATATAAAGATGTTTTTGAGAACCCGGAATTAGCAGCAGAGCATATGGTTATGTCAACACCAACTATGGTTAAGTTCGTTAATGGTGAGAAAGTTGCTACAAAAGTTGGACAAGGTGAAATTATGAAATTTGTAGACGAAGAGCAGAACAAATAAGGAAGTATACATATCATGGAGAAAAATAAACTGAAGAAAATTATCGAAGGAATTTTCATTGCCTATGAGTACGAAAAACGTACTCACGGGCTTGATGAAATATCAGTAAGAATATTGGATAGGAAAATATTTTATGCAATCAAGCAATTGAACGAATTAAAAGGAATTAAGAATATGTGCTTTAAAGCATATCACAAAGCAAAACTAAGAGATTTATATTTAAAAATACACAATCAACAAATTTATAAACAATAAAGGAGAATTCATATGTTTCAACAAATTAAAAAAGGACAAATCGTAATCGACACAGTAACTAAGCAATATGGAAAAGTAATTGGAAGAGAATTTAAAAATAATAAAGGTGTAGAGCTTTTAGTAGAAGTTATTGTTGATCAAAATAAAGAAAATAATACACGTACTACTAAATTGATCAAAGTACCAATTATGAACGTTAGACCATTCAAGCCTACTAATGAAAAGAAGAAACCTTATGCTCCATACTTTGATGTAAAGAAATTCCATGAGACTTTTGGACACCCAGTAGCAGAAGTTCCTCAGCCAATTAGTAAAGAGAGAGCAGCACAAAGAGCTGATTACTTAGTGGAAGAGTTAGTAGAATTCTTATGGTCATCTGTGGCTGGTAATGAGCATGAAACAGAGAAATTAGTTGATGAATTAATTCATTCAATTCACAAGGCTAAGAATAAATGTTTCGGTAAAGGAGAATTCCCGAGCTCAGAAATCTTATTAAATCAAACAGACGCACTTAATGATATCAATTACATCAACTATGGTTCTATTGTAGAAACTGGTGTGAACCCTAAGCCTATCTTTGAAATCATTCAAAAAGCTAATATGGCAAAACTTGGAGAAGATGGTAAACCAATTATTGATCCAGTTACTAAGAAAATTATGAAACCAGCTGGTTGGGAAGCAAATCATAAACCAGAGCCTCTTATCGAAAAAGAATTAAATAGACAAATTGAAGCAGCAAAACGTAAGAGAGGTTATTAATATGAATTCTGATAAATTTAAAAGAGAACAAATTAGATTAGCTATTGACTCAATCGAGTCTTTAGCTCTTAATTCTGATAATTATATTAAAGAAGTAATACATACATATACTGAAGGTTTACATGGTACTAAAACTATTAACTTACAAGTTACATTTAAAGATGATATGCGTGGCATTGACATAGATAAAGGAAGACCGTTAGGTGAAGATGACTTTGCTAATAAAGTGACTTCTGAAATTGAGCGATCAAGAAATGGTATGAAACAAAAGCCTTTAAACAGAAGTACGAATATATTAAGTAATAAACAAGTAGCTAATGCTAATTTTGATTTATCTAGACAAATTAAAGAAAACTTAACTAAAAATGGTGATAAACATGCCTTTACAATGTAGATTATCGTTACCACTACCTACCTCATTGAATAAGCTTTATGTACAACAGTTTTCTGGAGGACGTTTTACAGGTAAGAAAATCTTGTCTAAAGCTGGTAAGGAAAATAGAGAGGACATTATGATTAACGTTGAACGTCAGATGTCTTTACCTGTCAATATTGATTGGGACTATGAATATACTAAGGATCATTACATATATATGGATATAGAAGCATATGTTACTAGAGTTAATGTTGACTTAGATAACACATTGAAGACTTTAAATGACTCAATAGAAGCTTCTGGTTTAGTGTTTGACAATGATAAGAAAGTAGTACCTAGATTTAATAGAGTATATATTGAACCAAGCAACCCTAGAGTAGAGCTAACTTTCACTCAAACTGGTTGGAATGGAATTTTTGATAAGGAAGACGAATATAATGACTTCCTAGAAGGTTGTCAAAGATGTACAAGGTATAGAAGTGGATCATGTTCTATTCTAAAGAAAGCATTAGAAAATAAAATACAAGAAGAAATTTCACTCGATGAAGGTACTCTTATGTACTCATGTAGTAAATGGAAGGAAAAGAAAATATGAGTAAAACAAAATCAGTAAAGTTTTCCAAGAAAGTGAAGGATAAACTTAAAAATATACATATTAACGTAACACAAGAACAAATACATACACTCAATGGAATTAAAATATAATAAATTAAATTAAGCCGCCTGTCTAGGTGGTTTTCTTTTGTATTTAGGGTATAATATAAATATATATTATGAATAGGGGTTGAATTATAAAATGAGTGATAAAAGTAAAAGAACATTTAATCGTTGGACTTCTTCAGAAGAAGATCTACTTAAAAAATTATACGAAAAAAATATTACTTTAAATGATATAGCAGACTTCTTTCCAAAGAGAACAAATAAACAAGTACGTGCAAAGTATGACTACATGTTTAAAACAAAAAAGAAACACGTTAAACCTTCTAAACGTTGGTCAGAAGAAGAGGAACAAATACTAAAAGATAATTATGATATTGAGTGGCCAGAATTAATGAAACTATTACCTAGAAGGTCACGTACTTCTATTAAGAAGAAATTATTTCAATTAGATTTACATCGACCTACACGTAAGATTACAGAAGAGGTTGAGGAGAGAATAATTGAATTAGCAAAAACACATGCTACTTCTGATATTGTGAAACTTACTAATTTATCAAATAAAAGTGTTTATGATGTATTAAATAAATATAACGTAAAAGCTGTAAATAAAAATCAATGGATAGCAACAGATGTTGATATTGAAGATGAGATAGATTTATCAGTTACATTTACTTTGAATAAGAATGGAATAAGAGGTGGAATTATAGATGAGAACTAATGAACATAACTTCCATAATATAGAAGAAGAAATCAAACATGTTGCTGTATATTTAAGATTATCTAGGGGAGAAGATGAAAGTGAGTTAGATAACCATAAAACTAGATTATTAAATAGATGTGAATTAAATAATTGGAGCTATGAGTTATATAAAGAAATTGGTTCAGGTTCAACTATTGATGATCGTCCAGTAATGCAAAAACTACTTACTGATGTTGAGAAGAATTTATATGACGCTGTATTAGTTGTAGACTTAGACAGATTATCTAGAGGTAATGGTACAGATAACGATAGAATACTATACTCTATGAAAGTGTCAGAGACATTAATTGTTGTTGAGTCTCCTTATCAAGTATTGGACGCTAACAATGAGTCAGATGAAGAGATAATTCTATTTAAAGGTTTCTTTGCTAGATTTGAATTCAAACAAATTAATAAACGTATGAGAGAAGGTAAAAAGTTAGCTCAAAGTAGAGGACAGTGGGTAAACTCTGTAACACCTTATGGATATATAGTAAATAAGACCACTAAAAAATTAACACCATCGGAAGAAGAAGCTAAAGTAGTAATAATGATTAAGGACTTTTTCTTTGAAGGTAAATCAACATCTGATATCGCTTGGGAATTGAATAAACGTAAAATCAAACCAAGAAGAGCTACTGAATGGAGATCATCATCAATAGCAAATATACTTCAAAATGAAGTCTATGTTGGTAATATTGTTTATAATAAATCAGTTGGAAATAAAAAACCTTCAAAGAGTAAAACTAGAGTTACAACACCTTACAGAAGATTGCCAGAAGAAGAGTGGAGAAGAGTTTATAATGCTCATCAACCATTATATTCAAAAGAAGAGTTTGATAGAATAAAACAATACTTTGAATGTAACGTGAAATCTCACAAAGGATCAGAAGTGAGAACATATGCGTTAACTGGTTTATGTAAGACACCAGACGGAAAGACAATGAGAGTAACACAAGGTAAAAAAGGTACAGATGATGACTTGTATCTTTTCCCTAAGAAAAACAAACATGGAGACTCATCAATTTATAAAGGTATATCATATAATGTTGTCTATGAGACACTTAAAGAAGTTATTCTACAAGTTAAAGATTATCTTGATAGTGTATTAGACCAAAATGAAAATAAAGATTTAGTAGAAGAATTAAAAGAAGAATTAATGAAAAAAGAAGATGAACTTGAAACAATTCAGAAAGCAAAGAATAGAATTGTTCAAGGTTTCTTAATTGGACTATATGATGAACAAGACTCTATTGAATTAAAAGTAGAAAAAGAAAAAGAAATTGATGAAAAAGAAAAAGAAATAGAAGCAATTAAGATGAAAATTGATAATGCTAAAACAGTAAATAATAGCATTAAGAAAACTAAAATTGAAAGATTGCTAAGTGATGTTCAATCAGCTGAGTCAGAAAAAGAAATAAATCGTTTCTATAAAACTCTTATAAAAGAAATAATAGTTGATCGAACAGACGAAAATGAAGCAAAAATAAAAGTAAATTTTCTCTAA